AGGAACACGTTTGACGTTGGGTGGTTCTTGGGTGTGATAGGTAAGGATGACTTCATTGAGAAGGCCACCTTCTACAAGAAAGGTGATCCTGATCCTAATCACAAAGACTTCACTTACAAAGCAGACTGCTATAACATAACGATCCAGCAGCTAGAGGAGTATGTCTAATGATCGACGCTACGTATGTAGATCATATGGGTTCCGATCTCAGTGTGGTTAATGCCGCACGTGTCAGCTTTGGTAAGAAGAGTGAAGCCATTGAGTGGAAGTATCTTGATCTCGGCCATGTGTCTGGTGATCTTGTGCCTGTGCTTAAAGAAGGTGATGTGAAGCTGATCAAGTATCTGGCTGAGCATGGACACTACAGCCCATTCGGCCACTGCTTTGCCACCTTCCATGTGAAGGCTCCGATCTTCGTAGCACGGCAGCTTGTGAAGCATGAGTATCTGCGGTGGAATGAGGTTAGTCGTCGATATGTAGATGATGAGCCTGAGTTCTATGTCCCTAAAGTGTGGCGTGGCCGTAGCAAAGACAAGAAGCAGGGGTCGGAGGGTGTGGTTGAATTGGGGTTCTTTAGTGACAAAGGTGGTAGGTTTGAGGGCTACTTTGGAGAGAGCACTTTAGCTGAGGCGGAGTGTGAACACAGAGAAAGTTCGCTCAATCTTTACGATGGGCTGATAGGGGCAGGTGTAGCACCAGAACAAGCACGAATGGTGTTGCCTCAAAGCACCATGACTGAGTGGTATTGGAGTGGTAGCCTTGATGCCTTCGCTAACATGTGTAAACTTAGGCTCAAGCCTGATACTCAGTTTGAGACAAGGCTTGTGGCTAACGCGATCAGTATCGACATGAACAAGATATTCCCTATTAGCTGGGAGGCACTAGTGAAATGAGAAGGATGATTGACCCTCCGAGTGGGTGGCTCTATGGCTTTCCAAAGGAGATACCTTCTGTCGTCATAGATACGAAGGCATGGCTGGTAGCCAATGGCTATCCGCAAAAAGAGATCGACGCCTGTGGTAAATACTTCTATGTCAGAATATGGATGGAGGATGACAATGACAAATGATGCTGATGATATTCGTAATGTTGATGCTGAGGTGAAGCAATACTTCAAGGAAAAGCGTGAGCAGGCAGAGCATTCTGTGCTTGCCTTGAAGCAACTCTTTGACAACGAGAAGTATTGGGACATCGAGGACTACATTGTTCTGCGATCTTTGCAGGGCCTGTTTGAGTCAATGATCCGTGATGTAGATCGTTGGGAGACACCAGACAATGTGCTTCACGATATCTCGGCACTGTGTCGTGTGATCAAGATTCACATGGTCCATTCTGAATACGATGAATACATGCAGACTATCCGTGATGGCATCTGGAAGAAGGCGTGGAAATATGACAGCGACTATTAAGTTGACAGCAGTCAAGGAACTGGAGGATGGCAGCATGGATGTTGAGCTTGATATGGATGAGGAAGGTAAAAATATTCTCATGCGTGAAGGCTTCAGCGTCATCACCTACTGTGGCATCTACAAGGTTGACCTGTCTGAGGTTGGCCCTGCTCTAGAGATGTATGCTCAGTGTAAGAAGCGTGAAAAGTGCCTTGATGAACTGATGGACGATATGTATGATGATGAGATGTACAAAGATGGCTGAGGATATCAAGGCTGACATGGAGTATATTCTGTGGGCTAGAGCAGCTATGGCTAATGTTGTAGCCAATCTGTCTCGATGTAAATCTGATATCATCAGGCATGGAACAGAATACCGTGCATCCTTGTTGCTTGAAGAGGCGCTGAACAGGGTGTATTGGAAGATGGTTGAGGAAACGAAATGAGCAATAAGGAACTGGCTCTGTTGCGGACGCTGCAGCAGAAAGACTTCTATGATGACAACAAGGGTATCCGCTGCCCTGATAAACTGTTCACTAAAGATGTGCGTAAGATCAAGCAAGTTCTTGACTACGCTATGCAGCAATACGAGCGAGACATCAGTGCTTCCGAATTGGAGGCGCTATTCTTTGTGCGTAATCCTACACTGACTACAGCCAACAAGCTGATCTATGAAGGCTTGTTTCGTAAGCTGTCACAAGAGGAACCGCTAGATAAGGAGATAGCCCATGAGGTTATGTCAAAACTGTTTCAAGGCGTAGTGGGCGAAGAGATCGCATCACTAGGCTTCGACTACATCAATGGAAACGCTGACACTCTGGAGCCTTTGCGTAGGATGTTGGACTATTACGCTGATGACTTCGTTCCCAACTTCAAGGTCGACTGGGAAGACATGAGCATCAAGCATCTGCTTGAGATGAATGGCCTTGAAGCTAAGTGGAGGTTCAACATTCCTTCGCTATTCAGGCGCATCAATGGTGTCAGTGATGGGCAGTTGATCTTCATTGCAGCTAGGCCCAACACAGGCAAGACATCAGCACATGCTTCAATCATTGCTTCTGAAGGAGGCTTCGCTTCACAAGGAGCAAAGTGTGTCGTGCTTGTCAATGAGGAATCTGCATATCGTGTAGGGGCACGGTATCTTTGTGCTGCTGCTAACATGACAATGGATGAAGTTAAAGAGAATCCTGCCTTGGCTGCAGCAAGGTATGAAAAGGTTGCTGAGAATATCAAGTTGAAAGATTGCACTGGCAAGGACATGAATTATGTCGAGATGCTAGTTAAAGCATATCAGCCTGATATCCTTGTGATGGATATGGGTGACAAGTTTGCTATCCGCAACAGCGACAAGTCAGATGTCTACCTCAAGGATGCAGCCATTCATGCCCGTAACATTGCTAAGCAGTATGGCTGCGCTATCTTCTGGATGTCTCAGCTTAGTGCAGAGGCACAGAACAAGGTTGTGGTAGACATGTCCATGATGGAAGGCAGCAAGACAGGCAAGGCTGCTGAGGCTGACCTGATGCTGCTTATCAGTCGTAACCCTATTGTTGAAGGACAAGAGGATGAAGACAATCAGCGTCACATCACTATCGCAAAGAATAAGCTGAGCGGATGGCATGGCGTCATTCACTGTGAACTTGATGGCAAGAGGAGCATCTATCGTGCCTAGTGACTTTGATAAATGGTTGCAAGAGTATCACACCTTCTTCCTACTGAGGCAGTATGGTCTTGACACAGACTACGACTACCTTATGATAAAGGCAATCTGGAAAGCGGGAAGAGATCATGCAATACGTTCTGGATGTGGAGAATACAACAACAATTCGCAACGACAAGCTGCACCTTGATCCTTTCGAGGAAGGCAACAGCCTCACCATGATCGGTATGCGTAGTGTGCTTGATGATACAAGCCACTATGCTGTCTTTGATCATGTTGAGGTTGAGCAACAGGCTGAGCCTTCTTCTGCACGTATGGTGATCCAAGAAGCACTAAATGAAACTACGCTACTCATCATGCACAACGCACAGCATGACCTGATGTGGCTGTGGGAGTGTGGCTTCATCTATGATGGCACTATCTATGACACCATGCTAGGCGAATACATCCTCAATCGTGGCATCACGCAGCCGCTTAGTCTTGAGGCTTGTGCTGAGCGTAGGCGGCTGCCTATGCAGAAGCAGGATACGCTGAAGGAATACTTCAAGAAGGGCTACGCTACACGTGAAATCCCTCTCAATGAATTGTCTGAGTATCTGCGCCACGATCTTGAGGTTACAAGGCTGCTGTATCTGCGGCAACAAGAAGACTATGCCAAGCCTGAGTCGCATTCCCTGCATCAGGTAGTCAAGGTTACTATGGAAGTATGCACGACACTGACACGTATGTATTGTGCTGGTGTCAAGATCGACACTGATGCTTTGGCTGCAGTCAAGAAGGAATACGAGAAAGAGTTGGCTGACATTGAGGAGCGCCTCTATCGCCACATCAGGCTGCTTATGGGTGACACTCAGATCAATCTCAATTCACCTGAGCAGATGTCAACTGTAATCTTTAGCCGCAGCCCAAACGACAAGAAGGAGTGGGTGAACATCTTTGATCACGTTAATAGTGACAAGGAGTTCAAGAATGCAGTCGTATACAACAGCCGTGTAGCCTTCAAGACACAAGCATATCTGTGTCCTACATGCAAAGGTGAACGCTACATCAGCAAGATCAGGAAGGATGGTAAGCCCTTTGCTAAGCCTTCACGCTGCAAAGACTGTGACGCAGAAGGCTTCAAACTTCGTGAGACACAAGAGGTAGCAGGCTTGAAGTTTTTCCCACCAGATAAGCGGTGGATCACAGCCAATGGCTTTGGCACAAGTAAGGACAACTTGTCTGTGCTGATCAACGTAGCCAAGAGCCTAAAGATGGATCAGGCTGAGAGTTTCCTCAATGATCTGCAACGCATGAGTGCTATCAGTAACTACCTCAGCACCTTCGTTGGTGGCATTGAGGCTTACATGAAGCCTAACGCAAAGATGCTGCATGTAGGGTTGACACAGCATATCACACAGACAGGCCGCTTCTCTGGTCGTAATCCTAACATGCAGAATATGCCACGAGGCGGAACCTTTCCCATCAAGAAGGCTTTCATATCTAGATGGGAAGGTGGGCAGATCATGGAAGCTGACTTTGCTCAGCTAGAGTTTCGTGTTGCAGCCTTCTTGGCTCAAGACCCTGTTGCTATGCAAGAGGTTGCTACAGGCTTCGATGTGCATAGTTACACTGCCAAAATCATCACTGATGCAGGACAGACTACCACAAGGCAAGGCGCTAAGGCTCATACCTTTGCACCTCTCTATGGCGCTACAGGTCACGGCAGGACTGCAGCAGAAGCGGCATACTATCATCACTTCATCGAAAAGTATGAAGGCATCGCTCAGTGGCATAAGAAGCTAGGCGATGAGGCTATCCGCTTCCAGAAGATCACTACGCCTAGTGGTAGGCAGTATGCTTTCCCTGATGTGTATCGCCGTAAGAATGGTAGCGTCAGTGACTTCACACGTATCAAGAACTATCCAGTGCAGGGCTTTGCTACAGCAGATGTTGTGCCTGTGATCTTGATGGAGATTGAGCGTAGACTAGACGAATATAGAAGCTGCATCATCAACACCATGCATGACAGCATCGTGATTGATGTGCATCCTGATGAAGTAGACGATGTTATCAGCATCATCAAACTGGTTGACGCACAACTGGTGAGGCTGGTAGAAGAAGCCTATGGTGTTACAATCAATGTGCCTATGAAGCTGGAAGCAAAGCTGGGGCCTAATTGGTTGCAGACTAAAGATGTCGCTTGACACAGCGGCTGCAATATGCTATAACAGACGCTCTTTGACTCGAAAGGAGTAACGAAATGAGTACAGAGATTGCTACACTTAACGACGCCTTTGGCGATATGGGTCTTGACCTCGCTGAGGCTATGGGCTTTGGGAATATTTCCACTGCCTCATACTCTACGCTGCCGCAACTGTCTCAGCTTTATAAGGCCCTGAAGGGTGAGATGGAAGTCAAAGGCCGCAAGATGACGGTTGAGACTATTCCGGGTGGCTACTACAAGTACGAAGATGCAGATGGCAATGTTGCTTACAGTGACACTGTTACTGTTCGTATCTTCATGCAACGCTTCTTCTGGCAGCGGTATGAGAAGTTTGCCATGCCTGTTGACGACAAGCAGGGCCGCATGTACATTACCACTATGGCTACCAATATCAACAAGGGCGACCTGAAGGATAACTATGGTGGCTGGAACTGTGGCAGGCCCGGAGGCTTCATCAAGGATTACAAAACTCTCAGTGGCCCCCTGCAAGACATCGTGAAGCAGACTAAGCGTGTCATGGCAGTCTTTGGCCTTGTGAAGCTGAACAATCCTACTGATGCCAATGGCAATGCAGTTGAACTGGAAGGGTGGCAGCCTTTCGTGATCAACGTAAAGAACCGCCTCAGCTTCAAGGCTATCGAAGATGGTGTCAAGCTCATTATGAAGAACAATCGGCTGCCTATTCAGTATACCGCTGAGTGGGGCCATTCTTTTGAGCCTCTGCCTAATGGTGAGAACAACTACTTCGTAACCATGAAGCCGCTTGAGGCTGTTCAACTTGATGCAGGGGATCAGCAACTCATGCGAGACTTTGTGGACTACGTTGAGAACAAGAATCGTAGTATCCTCACTAT